CAACAGATTAAAGATGATAAGAAACGCATGAACGAGATCAAGAAGCGCCTACAATACGCACAGGATGCGATACAGAAAGAGATAGATGCACAGTGGGATAGTTTTTCCAACGGGCAGAAAATCACTCGTAGCGAAGCAATGAAGCGTGCTAGCGAAATGGATGTAAAAGCATTTGCTCGCAAGGCTAAGAAGTATGTTAAGGAGAAAGACTTCTCACCTACCGCAAACAAGGAGTTGAAACTATACAACCTTACAATGCGTGTCAATCGCTTGGAATTACTGAAAGCAAATATTGGACTTGAGCTGATAGCTACGTTTAACGATATGGACAAGTATTTCTCAGGAGAGCTTACCAGTGCAGGCTTGAAAGAACTGCAACGACAAGCAGGCATCCTAGAAATGACGATCGCTAAAAGCGGTTATGCCAAATTAGTGGAGCAAGTGATTAACAGCTCGTTTCGAGCGGATGGATTCGCAACGTTTAGCGAACGGCTTTGGATGTATCAAGCAGAGCTGAAAGCAGATTTAGATAAGTTGCTTGTTCGAAGTGTGACGATGGGTAGAAACCCTAAACAGTTGGCATCTGAACTGAGTAAGTTTCTAACTGAAGAAGGACGAGAGAATACTAAGTTTAATACACAACGCTTAATGGTAACGGAGACCACAAGAGTGCAGACGGGGATTCAAGAGCAAAGCTATCGTGATGCCGATATAGATCAATATGTTTATATAGCCGAGCCAACAGCGTGTAAAAAACTGTGCGATCCGCTAAGCGGAAAGATATTCAATGTTAAGGATATGCAGCCGGGGGTTAATGCGCCCAGTCTACATCCTTTTTGTCGCTGTTCAACAGCACCTTATGTTGATCGTGATGCTTTTGAGAAGTCGCTTAAAGAAAGAGGGTTATAATTTTGAATCGAATAAAACAACTGAGGAAAGAAAAGAAATTAACTCAAGTTGAATTGGGCGAAGAACTGAATATACATCCAGTAACCTTGTTAAGGTATGAAAAAGGTGAAAGTGTGCCAAGCAAGAAAATGGCTATAATTATTGCAAATTTCTTTGGTGTTGATGTCAACTATCTATTAGGTCTTTCAGACAACAAAAATTCGGCGGAATTAATAACAATATCGAATGAAGAATACGCTTATCTAAAAGAAATAGAACAAAAATATAACGAAATAAAAGCCTTAGTCATTGATTGAGGCTTTTTATTATGCATAGGAGGAGACAAATGG